ATGAATGTGAAACGCAAATCCAAACTGGATGTTGTCATCCGCATCCTTCTGATTGCGCTGGTCGCAGTTTTGGTTGTCTTTGCCGTTAAGGTGGTATTTTCTGCCGCCAAGACCGCACCCGTAGCTGCCGACGCCGCCGCTACTGAGGACAAGTCCGTAATCGGCGAGTTTCAGGCCGGCACTTACGGCGGTATTAAAATGGACACCGCTGAGGACGCAGTCAAGTACTATGTAGAGGCCTACAACAAGACCAAGGCTGAGACCGCCGAGTTCAATACCCCGGACGGCAAGCAGACTTGGAGCGCCTTCATCGGCGATGAGGACTTAAAGATTAACAGCGTCATCATCGACGGTAACGAGAACAAAACCATCAATAGCATGGTACCCGGTATCGTAGGCGGCATTTTTCACGCAGGCACCTCTGCCCTGCCTCCCACCGCCGGCAAAGTGCAGAAGGACGATGTGGACGAGAAGGGCAACAGCTTAGTCACCTCTTCTCTGACTGCCGATGACGTGCTGGCTGTTGTAGTTGAGGACAACGGCGACGGCACCATCACTATGAAGATCCAGCCTAAGATGGCTGAAATGAGCCACAAGGGTCAGGACTCTCAGGGTCGGTTCTTCAATACACTGGGCGGCATCGACTCTGTTGTAGACAGCATTAAGCCGCTGTCCTGGTCTGAGGGCACCACTGCCGATAACTGCAAGGTACATTATAAGAATGGCACCGGCGTTGTGAAAATCGACACCAAGACCGGCATGATCGTAGAGGCCGACTATGATATGGAAGTTACCGTAGATGTGTCCCACGCGAATGTAACCGTTCTGCGCGACAAGAGCGCCGTGGTAAGCATCACTTACAAGAACCACTTCCCGGCCAGCGACGAGTATTTGGCAAAGCATGGCGAGATCAGCCGCGTAAAATAAGTTAAAATCGCTTGCAGCCCTGCCATGCGGCAGGGTTGTTTTTTGCCTATTTTTGGATTTTATCGGGACATTTTGTGCCTTTTGCTACCGCTGCACAGCTAAATTTATACCCGCTGTAATGATACACCATAAATAAATTCGTTAAATATCTGCAATTCGCTTGCCTTTTTGGCCGGAATATAGTATTATATTTTTGTGCTTAAGCACAGGTTAAGGTTATCATCGGCAGATGATGGGAGAGCAGTGGGTTTTCAGTGGCCCGCTGCTTTTTCATTGCCCAGATCGCCCTGGATTTTTCCTTTGCCAAAATTTAGGTGTTGACAAAATGAAAATATCTGCTATAATGATAAAGCACTAAGAAAGTGCACCGACCATATCGCGGAGTAGAGCAGTTGGAAGCTCGTCGGGCTCATAACCCGGAGGTCGTAGGTTCGAGTCCTACCTCCGCAACCACCAAGACGGCGTTTGTTTACGCCGTCTTTTTTCTTTCTGTTTTTGTTTTTGGCTTATTTAAGGCAAATTTCTGCTCACACAAGAAATGAGAGAAAATAAAAAACTTTTGGCGTTGCAGTACTCGTTGCAGTACTTGGTAATGCGAGGTATAGAAGAAAGCCGGGCAGTTCAGTAGCTGCCCGGCCTTTTCTCACATGAGCTTTGTAGATATTGGAATTATGCGGATAATATCACCGTTCTTACCTTTAATGCCAACAGAAAGTTGTTTGTAACGCAGTCCATCATCCACTAAAACAGCTTCGATGATCACATAGTCCGCAGTTTCAACCAAATCTTTGGTATCTTCCACAATCATTTTTCATTCCTCCTTTGTTTTCCGTTATACTACAACGAGGCAATGATTGTCAATACCTTTCACTAATATTTCATCAAAAGATGCAGCGGATTAAAAAATAGACTTGATAACATCTATCCCTACATTCATTGTGATGCGCAGTTGATAGCCAATACCTCAAACAATGTCTATTTTTTTCTTGACAACTTACCTTTTCCGTGCTATTCTTCTTATTGCAATAGCATATTTGCTATAATTCTGTATAATGTTTCTGATTGGAGGTATCATATTGGCGTATGAGGTAATTCTTTATCGCACCAAAAGCGGTAATTGCCCAATTGAAAAGCACATACACCGTTTGTGTACCGAAAATAAGAAAAGCGAAGTCAACAGAATTCTGCATTATGAAAAATATTTAGAGACCTACGGGTTTGAAATGAGCCGTTACATTCGCAATTCTATAAAGCAAATTAAAGGATCTAACCCAAAAATTTTCGAATTACGACCTGGCAACAACCGCATTTTCTTTTTCTTTTGCGATGATGACGGATCGTTTGTATTACTCCATGCTTTCGAAAAGAAAACGCAAAAAACGCCCTCTCAAGAGATTAAAAGAGCCGAGAACGAATACAATGACTACATAAGGAGGAAGAACCATGAAGGAAAAGACTTTCGATGAATTTTGGGAAGAACTAAAAAACGAGAGCCCCGAGACCAGACGAGAACTTGAAGTTATGGAGGATTGCTCATCTGTCATCCGCCAATTGGTTGTTGCTCGCGTAGATGGCGGGCTAACCCAAAAAGAGCTGGCAGCGAAATGCGGTCTTACGCAATCGGCAATTGCACGAATGGAAAAAATGCAAGCAATGCCAAGATTGGACACGCTGATAACTGTTGCAAAAGCGCTCAATTTATCGCTATCTATCAACAATTCCTTACGACTTCATACTAACTATAGCGCACGAAAAAATGATGGCCAATATCGCGTTTCTAAGAACAAACTGTTCAGTGGGCCATTTAATGTATCATTCAGCGGGCAATCAGCGTGCTGAGTTTCAGAAAGGTAGATTCAATGAACCAATTAGCAAATTTTAGAATCGTCACTAATGAAGTAAAGATTATCAATCATGACATGGATGGAAGTTTTGATGTTAGCCCAAACATCAACAGACAGACAGGCCATATTGAAAACAGCAGCAACTATTTCACAAAATTAACCATCTCTTTTGAGAACACCGAAGAACATCCTTTTCCGATAGATTTATCCGTCACTATGACAGCCATTTTTGATTTGCAGCATTTGGATACAGACGATCAGGAACAAATTGAGCGCTTTCTTCGCTTTCAGGGTGTGCAGACCTTGTTTCCGTACATGAGAGCGACCATCTCTAATACTTTGTCCAGCGCAATGATCGCTCCCTTGACATTGCCCATTGTCGATGTGTACCAACTGTTTCCGGAAGATGCCAAGTATCTTCCGGAAGCCAATAACTAATCCATGAACAGCACAAAAAGCCCACCGGATAACGGTGGGCTTTTTACTTTACTTGATGAATTTACGGTCAATATCCTTTTCCCAGATACACAGCCAGCCGGAGGGGCAGCGTGCCCACAGGTTGCCGGTGCTGAGCAGTTTGGTCTCCAGCACGGTGATGGTGGTGCCTGTCCGAAACATAGCGTCTGCTTTCGACTTACTGCTTGTAGCGTGTCGCCGGCCGTCGGCCGTCAGGTCTTTAACCTTTTTGCGGCCGGTGGCAGCACCTGCACCTTTGTAGATCCCACGCACTGCGGTGGTGGTGTATGTACCAGGCTTAACCGTCGGTGCCTTGGATGTTGCCTTTTTGTAATTGACATCGCTTTCTGCGTACACCGTCTTGCCGCCTTTGGCGTTGGTAAACAGCCAAATGCCACTAATATCAGACGCAAGGGCGGCAGGCTGTACATACACTTCCCTGGCGTTCTTGACCTTTGTGTACTTCCGCCGATTGGAAGTCAATGTGAATTTGCCATCATACCAGTACGGGTCGAGAATGATCAGGTTACCGCTCTTGTCCAGGCCGCCCACATACACATAGTGGCCGCCGTTGGAGAACAGCTGCTTGCCGCCACCGCTGACGCATACAATGGCCTTGCCTCCTGCTTTCAGGTGGGTTTTCAGATCAGCAACAGACTTGGCTCGCTTGCTTACGATTGAGAAATACCTCTCGATGAACGCTGCCACCTTGTCCATATCGGTGCCGTCTGCACTGCGTGCACCCATCAGTAGGCATTTCTGCGTCCAGTTGGCTGTGTTTAAGCTGGTAAATCCGAAGTTATGGAGCACCATAAGACTGGCGCACACCCCGCAACCACTGGTGTAGATACAGCCGGAAGTGCCGTATTTATAGGGGTGGGTCTTGCTGGGGTATCTGATAGATTTGCATTTTTCCGTGGTCTGTCGACAATAGTACAGCTTACTCATGGTGTACAGCCTCGCTTTCTGCGGTTTCTGTCCGTTCCAGCGCCAAGGTCTCATCTGCTTTCAAAGCTGCCTGGGTGAAGCTGTTGTTCTTCCACCAGGCAGCCAGGGAAGCTACTACTGCCACCACCGTTGACACAGCAGTATAGACTTCATCATCGGAAAAGGGCAAGGGGTTCTTGCCAAAGGCATTCAAGAGTACATTCAACAGAGATACCGCCAACACGACGGTTCTTGCGATTGTTCCTGCGGTTACTTTCATTTTTTAGTCCTCCTTTTGTTGTGGCTCCTCCGGGAGCGCAATTATTTCATTATAAAATTTGGTCATCATACCATTGCCGCCCAGGGCATGATAGGCGTCGTACACCTTGACTATGGCTTCTTTTGCATAGAGGGGGCAGTAGTGCCGCTCGGTATGCTTTTCGTGCTGCCGTATGATCTCGGCGCGCAAAATTGACTGCAAGCCGTTTTCAATGGCTATGTACCGGGCGGTGGTGACTTCGTCCATTGCTTTCTTGCTCTTTTTCTTTGCAATCAATGAAGCAATCACAGCGGACACGGCACTGCCGACAACCGTTGACACGGCAGCAGTCAGAGCTGCGGTGAGAAATGCGTTATACATCGGACTCACCCCCTTGCAGGGCGTTGATCTCTGCCCGGTATTCTGCCCGCCGCCGGCGGATCGGTGCGTACTCCTCCTCAGACAATGCTCCGTCCGTGTACTTCAAGCAGAGATAATCCGTCTCAGCAAGTTCAGACTTTAAAAACGCAATGCGGCTTTCTGTCTCCACATTCATTTTGCCACCCCCAATATTTCAACTTGCGTGCCTGCGCCAATTGTTCGTCCATTGGTTGGGAAACCTAACGACTTAATCGCACCATGAGCCTCCACATCCTTGAATATGTTGAAGTTAACCTTGTTGCTAAGCCATATACAGCCTTTTTCCATGACATCAGCTGGGTTGAAGCCACTTGACTTATCTGATTTGTTTTGCATTACACGCACCATGTCAGCAGTCAATTCAACCTCTGCAACAACGAAGCTTCCCTTATCTTTTGCAACATCGAAACGAAACGCATTGGGTATGTAAGTCTCAGATGTGTACGAATTCAAATATACAGTTTGGTCTCCGGCACTACTATTGGTAGTAGTTCCAACGCTAGCCATGCGCAACTTAATTTTTCTGCACGGCTTAGACAAAATCCAGGTTTGCTTGTCCGTTGTATCAGCGTCAAAGGTCTTGGTGAACACGGTCTCCCAGGTTTCAACACCAGATGCGCCGGGTTCACCGGGATCCCCCTTATCCCCCTTATCTCCCTTGTCTCCCTTGTCGCCTTTGGCGCCATCATTACCATTCACGCCATCTTTGCCTGCGGCGCCTGTATCGCCCTTGGGGCCTACGACCTCACCCAGAAGTACAGTGGTACCGTCTGTGTAAGTGATCTGTAGCTCTCCGGCTTCTGTGATCTGTGCATCGGTGATACCAATGCCATCCGCACCGGCAGGTCCTTGTGCACCGGTGTCGCCCTTTACGCCCTTTGCACCACGCGGTCCCTTAACATTACCCAAGTTATCCTCTTCGCCGTCAGAATACTCCAGTTGCAGTTCTCCATTGTCATTCACCCACGCGGTATTGATACCGCGACCGTCCGTACCATCTTTACCGGGAGCACCATCTGCGCCTGGCGCTCCGTCTTTGCCGTCCGTGCCAGGAACACCCTGTGGACCCGCTGCACCATCTTTTCCCGGTTCACCCTGCGGTCCTCGCTCTCCATCTTTACCAGGAGCGCCCTGTGGACCTGTATCGCCCTTGGGGCCTTTAATGTTCACCGGTTCCGGGTTGTCTTTCCCGCCGTCATTGGTCCAGCTGATCTCCCCCGCTGCGGACACACTGGGCGTATAAGTGGTGCCATTCACACCCTTACCAATATCCTTGAGCAGTGCCTGCACCTTGGCGTAATAAGACTCCAACTCCGTTGGATCCGGTGCGTCCGTCTCCACAGCTGCCGGGTCATAAGAACCAGGGCGCACATAAAACACGCACGGCTCCGGGCTTATACGCTGCACCAACTGCTCGCCATCCACGGCATAGCCGTAAACGCCCAGGCGGCACATTCCCTCTTGCAGCGGCGGGGCGAAACACTGTCCATCCACCACAGTGGCAAACTGGCCATTCATGCACACCCGCACGACCAGATCGGCGTATGCCGGATCCAGCTCTACCACACAGCGGATCTGATTGACATTCTCAGCTGTCACCGGGTCTTTGTTTTGTAAGATCACCGCCTGCTGGGTGACCTTAATGTTTAATGTCTGCATAAAATCCTCCTTTTTGACATAAAAAAACAGCGTGCCTAAGCCGCCGTTTGCAGTTGACTGCAATTTGTATTTTACATGGGAATCACCTCCTGTTTTCTTGCAATCTGCGGGGAAGTGTGGTATGGTGGGGAGTGAAAGGAGAGATGAAGATGAAGTCTAAGGCCAAAGTGTGGATCCTTGTTGTGACCGTTGTAGTGGCGGTGGGGGTCGGTATCGGTGTGTGGGTGCACTATGATCGAGTGCATGATCAGGAGACAGCCAGTCTGGTAGATCACGCTGTATCCAGTGCACTGGCTGGTGTTACTACACAGCCCACAGAGACTACTACAGAACCAGCAGCCACAGAGGCGACCGCAACCACAACAACTACAAAGCCCACAACCACTAAGAAGAAAAAGAAGAAGCATACTACCACGCAACCGCAAGTAGTGTATCGCACCGAAAGGAATGGCACAATAGCCCACGACCATATAGTAACGACAACCGAATCAACGGTGCCGAAGCGTCCTGCTGACGCGCACTTTGATCCCATACCTTCTGACGATGGATATTACTGGGACACAGCTTCTTCTCGAGACGATCCGTTAGAAGAAATATATGTCGATGAAAGCGGCAGGCATTTCTATTTCAAAAAGGGCGATAAATCCACTCCAAGAATATATATTGACTAATAGCTCTAAAGCGGCTGTTCCTGTGCGGAACAGCCGCTTTGCTGTTTATTGCAATTTTGCTTTCAGCGCGTCCACTTCGGCTTGCAAAGCGTCCAGCTGCTTCTTTTGATCTTGGATGAGCTTAAGCATTGCCGGGATCATGATACGGTCTTGCCAACTTTCAGGTCTACCCTCGCTGTCATAGATCACGGCGTTGGGGTAATGCTTGTCCAGATCCTCGGCGATAACACCGATCTGCGTACCGCTGACCAGCTCGTTGTTCTTGTATTCCGGCTTGTAATTGTACTGGCACACCTGTACATCGTAAAGACCGCTCGGATCCAGCACAGCGTCTTCTACCGGTTTGATGTTCTCCTTGTACCGTTCCGATGAACTGGCAGTTGTAATAACACCGCTGGTGTTGACCACTAAGGTAACCGTTCCGCTGACCGCTTTGAAATTGAGCTTCACATCGCCACGCGCTACTACATTGCCATTAACAGTCGTATTACTGTTAAGATAAATACTGCTTCCAAATAAATACAACCGATTGTCCCCGCCATTTGCACTTAATACAAATCCACCAGCAGATTCGATCGTATCTCGTACAGCTTCTGATCCATCAAGGGACCAATTCAATGAACACAGTTTGAAGCGCGTCGCGGTTCTGTTTTGGATCTCTACTCCACCACCATTATGGCGAAGATATATCGTTCCACCTTCCAAATATGTTTTCAATTTTTTGTCGTATTGACCATAACCAACAACTAACGAACTACCACCAGAAGCTGCATTGATGATTTCGCAACCAGAAAAGTCATAAATTTTCTTGTGGAAAGTAACATCCGTATCAAATGTTGTTTGACCAGCAACATTCAATGAACCGTTGCACCACATATTACCAGCCATTGTTACACCCCATACGCCTGTGTAAGAGCCGTCCGAATTCTTTTTTTGCACAGATAGAACCCAGTCGCTGTTCTTTGACGGCTTTTGGAAATATGCGCGATTATTTCCCACATCGCAATACAAAGCGTCTTCGTCTATGTTCCACCCGGCGATCGTGCCTTTATCCGCAAGGATCTCAATACCGGAGAGCCTACCGGCTGAAATGTCCGTAGCATTCAGGTAATACTGGTTGGTTTTTTTGTTGTAGTACACCGCAAAGTCCTTAAAGGGGCCTTGCAGTCCGGTGGTAGAAACAGCCATGCCGTTCTTATTCAGCAGCAGGCAGCGTCCTTTGGTCTTGCCCTCCGCTGCCGGGTACTCTCCGATATAAAGCGCGTCTGACACACCATCGCCGTCCCGGTCGATCAAAGCAGCGTAACCACCAACTGCGTTCGTGATAGAATCCGTGGCGTCCTGAATGCGCTGCGCCAACGGCGCTGTGACCTGCTGCATAGCCTTAGAGATCATGCGGGATAGAATGCTTCCGGCAGAGCTGCCCTCCTGTTCTGAACGGGCATGGGCGGCCACATCCATAGTGACGGAGCCATCATAATCATACTCCACACCCATCAAGGGGATATGGTGATCGCCGGTATCGTCCCGGTAAGTGATCACATCGAAACTATCCAACGCCGGATTGGCCGTGAGCAATGTCATACTTCCCGGTCGGTACTGTATGCCCAGGTCAAATACAGTCTCACCCTGGTCGCCATCATCTATGTAGATCATATCAGATACAGCGTTAAATACTTTTTCCGCTTGGGCCTGGGTGGTGATCAGTGGGTTGTCGAAATACAGCACCTCGCTGTTGACCGACAGACTATCTGGTGCAAGAATATTCTTATTCCCATTGTTGCAGCTGATCCCCAGGTAGGTTTTGTCCGTCTCTGCCAGAGAGACCTCTGTGACCGTGTCATCTGTCACCGTGTATTCTGCCGTACCATCATATACCTGGGCGAAAGTATCTACTCGCAACTTGCCCTCTCGGTCAAAGACGGCAGCACAGCCGCAGAACCCAGCCACATAACCGATGGCATCATTCACATTATAGGCAGTGACCTGCTGCTTGCCGTCCTCGTCTGTTTCCGTACCGCAGAGCAAAGAAACATCTACCGTGCCAAAGCCGGAGACCTTGCTCTCCACGCCGGCAGCCAACTCAAAGTTACCCTGGCGTGCCAGGTCTTTTAAGATTGCCAAAGGGGTCTGCTGACCGCTGATGGCGGCAGAATACGGCATAGAAAGATCATACATGTGGTCGTACATTTCCAAAGTAGTACATTCGCCGGACCGAGTGACCTTTTCCGGATAAAACACGCCCATTGGCACCCACTCCACTGCACCGTTGACCATACAGCCAAAGTACACCACGGTTTTCTGCCCGCGAAGCACGGCACCGGCGGGCACAGCCCACAGAACGCAGTTACACCCACAAGCGTAGGACTTTGCCAGCGCGTAATCGTCATGGCTGATACTGCGGTCAATATTCAGCTCCATAATGTTATTTTGCTCATTTGGGCTTGTAGGATCCGTCTCATCGTTGTAGCCAAAAATGAAATTGCCACATTTAACCTTCACATAGATCCGTTCTCCGTTTTTGATGGCCTGGTTAAAAGCTGTGCTTGTCTTGTACATAAAATACTCCTTTAGCGCTCGATGGCATCTACTTTGTAGTTGATGAAATACCGGCAATCCCTGGCACCGGAATAGGCTGTCCAACTGGGCGTACCAAAGTAGCAGTTGAACGAAAACACCGTATTCCCGGAAGTATCCTCCAGTTTAATAGAATGCCAGGGCTTACTCGCATTGTTGATCACGCCGTTTAACTTGTCCAGCTCCGCCCGGGTCAAAGGCGGAAAGGACAACTGCCTTGTTTTTTTAACCTGAACGATACTGCCGTTCATATAAGCCGACTTGGAGCGGCCCGTGTTAGAGGACCACACCTTTTCATCTGAACAGGATATGGCATTGAATGATGGGTTTGGCATTTTTGTGCCGTCAATATATAGTGGCATACCGTCCCTCCTTACGCTGTGGCCGTAACCGGGTCACGGCCTTTCTTTTCTGTTTGGTTCACATCGTCCAGCACCACCGTGCTTAAATGCTTACCGCCCACATATACCGGGATCGTTACATTGACCGCCTGCCCGCTGCTACCCAGCATTTGCACCATCATTGCGGCTACCTTGCTGATCCACTGGGTGTTTCGCTCCAAAGGCACAACAGCCTCGGCGCCTTTACCTTCCAGCAGACCGACCTGGCCTTTTTTCAGTACGCCGCCCTTTTCCAGCTCTGGGATAGTGGGTATAGAAAACAACTGGTACTGGCCGTTGGTCACGCTCACGCCCAGGGCGCTAAGCACATTAGACAGTGTGCTGCCAACGCTAATCAGCAGCTTGTCATTGATCTTGCCAACCATATTGTTGACCAGTTTGATCACACCGTTTAAGGGGCCTTTGAACGCATTGGTAAAGGTGGCTTTCAAATTCTTCAGGCCGTTCTTTAAACCGGTCACGATCTTACCGCCAAGGCCGGTGACTTTTGATACAACGCCATTTTTCCCGGTAAAGAAATTAACAACGCCGTCCTTAAATCCTTTGAATTTTTGGCTGACCTTTTTCCACAGATCGCCGATACCGTCAAACAGACCTTGGGAAATAAAGCCGCCCTGCTTTTTCATAACCTTAGACGGCGATTTGATCTCAAACGCTTTTTGGAAACCATTGATAAACGGTTGGAAAATGTGTTCCTTAACCCACTTCCATGCATCTCCAATGCCGTCAATGATGCCGTCCCAAATGCCCTGGGCCACATTGCCGCCGGCGTCTTTGATCTTGTCGCCAAAATAGGACTGTATACCGGACACAGCGTCAGAGATAAGCTGTCCCAGGAATGCACACAGGCCGCCTAAAGCTGCACCAAGCGATTCAAACAGAGCGCTTGCCATTCCACCAAAATCAATACCGCCTATGAAGTTTTCCAGCGCCGTAGCCAGCCCTCGCCAGTCCAAATTTTCCAGAAAGCCTGCAATGGTCTTGAATACACCGCTGATTGCATCGGACAGAGTCTTTGCCACCTGTCCCCAGTCAATGGTGTTGAATATACCGTTCAGGTTTTTAGCAAAGCCTGCGCCAAGAGCTGCAAAATCGAATGTGGTCAGGAAGGTGTCCAGTGCACCAAAGACGGTGTTCACACCGTTACCAACAATTTGTCCGGCACCCTCCCAGTCGAAGTCACGGATGAAGCCGTTTAGGCTCTTGGCAATACCGCTGACAGCGCCGTTGACTTTGTCCTGTATGCCTTTCCAGTCCAGTGCATTGATCTTGCTAATAATCTTATTACAAGAACCGGCGATTTGTTCGCCGATTCCCTCAAAGTCGCAGCTTTTCCACAGGTTCTTGATTTTCTCCAAATAAGCGGAGAACTTGTCGGACGCTGCCGGCGTATTGGCTGTAGACGCACCGGTCGAACTACTGTCTTGCTGATCATCACTAACCTTAGTGATTTGGTCAAATCCGTACAGTTCTTTCTGCGCTTGAGACAGCTTTTTCGTCTCTTTTGTGGTCTTGCCCACAGCGGTGGCCGTGGCATTTACCTGCGAAGCGATCCCCACAGATGAAAGCAACCCACTAATGGCATTGGCAACACTCATGGCATAAGGCATCAGCTTTTCAAAAAGCCCGACAACAACATTGATCGCAGGAGCAAGCGCGTTTGCAAAGGCGTTTTTCAAGGCTTCTACACGGTTATTCAGAGCCTCGTTCTGACTTAAATATCCGGTGATCACCGAGCGCAGCTCGCCGAAAATGTTTTTACACACTTTCAGCCCCAGCGATACCACACCTATACGGCGGATAGACTTGACCACATTCAACAGGGACTTGCTGGCCGTACCGGAAGAAGCACGCATATTTTTCAGGTGACTATGCACCTTGCCGAAAGCGGCGCCCGCTGCAGATCCGATATTTCCAAATATGCCCTTTAACCCGGAGAAGCCCTTTTTCAGTTTCCCTGCTGCGGAAACATCACCGGTTTGCTTGAGCTGCTTGCTCATACTCTTAAGCGCAGGAGCATTTCTGGATATAGACGATTTCAAGTTGGAGAAGCGGGTGCTTTCCGTTGCTATATCCGCATTGGTTTTGTTAATCTGTCCCGTGGTCTGTGCCATTGCACTCTTCGCTTTGAGAATCTGCGAAGAGGTTTTGCGGATTTCATTTTTCAGCTTGTCCAGCGTATCCGTTTTTAAATTATTCGGATTCAGGCCAACCTCTTTCAGCTCGCTGTCAAAGACTTCTAAATCGTTCTTTATACGATTGATAGCCGCCCGCTGCTGTTCAATCTGATTGATCGTCATGCCGCTGGTCGACGCTGTTTCCATTTTGTGGATCCAGTCTACCATCTCCTGATACTGACTGCTTACACCGGCGATGCCGTTCTTATAGGACTTCAAAAACTCCTGCTGTGCCCGGTAAGTGGCCGTTACCTCTTTTAAGCGGCTGGACAACTGCTTGTATGTTTCGTCCTGGCTGTGCAGCTGATCTTTCAGCTGTCTGGCTTTTGCCGTATACTCGGATATTTTCGCAGCACTGCTCATAGCGGCCTGCACATTGCGCTCTTGGCTCTTAATAAGCGTATCCACCTGCTTTCCCATCTTCCTTGTATCAGAAGAGGCGGAAGACATTGCCTTGGCAGTCACCGTCTTAATTTTATCCGTCACGCCGGACAGCTGCTTCAGCTCGGCTTGGAGAGAGGCCATGCTCTTTTTGTACTGGCTAATATCCGCAGTAAATCGTGTTACCAATTCCTGATCCACAAAATCACCTCCTTTTCTTGTTTTTCAATCGTTAAAACTGATCAAAGTAGGCCATTGCTTTGGCCGCTTGAATATCCAGCACATCATCCTTTGTCCAATATGGGAAAAGGTCATACACTGCGCCCACATCCTCCCCGGCAACCGCAGCGGCGATAACCCCGGCTTGGATATAAGCGATTTGTGACAGGTTTTGATACTGCCTTTTCTCAAAATCACGATGGAACAGAATGTAACGCTTTAGTTCTCCATAGGTCATGGCGAGAATAACAGAGAACGACAAGCCATAAGCGTTGGCCTCCAGGATCATATCCTCCGTTGTGCAGTAATTACTCCCGAAAGGAAGCGGCCGGATTGTCCTCACTCTCTGCGGATTTCTCCACACCGTCAAACGCAGCGTTGACCATCTTTTCAATACCGGCGGAGAGCTTCTCGGCCTGCGTATCGCTCAGTAGACCGGACACATTGGCCAGCTGAAAGAGAATGCTTGAAAATGCGTCCACGCCGCTAACGCCGCTATCCACCAGCGCGTCATACAACGCCTCACCGGTCAGATCGCCGTTGGGATCATCGTTAAAATGCAGTGCCTCATCCAGCACAGCCAGCAGCCGCTCCGGATCACTGGAAGCGCTCAGGATTACATCCAGGGCGTCCTCCTTAAATCTATTTTTCAGTCGCAGCTGGGCAGCTACAGTCAAACGCAGGTGCACAGTCTTGCCGCCATTCAGCTGCAAATCGTATGTTCTGGTTACAATATGGGATTCGTTCATTGTCATTTCCTCCTAAAAAGCGGGGAGGCAGTCGCCCGCCTCCCGAATAGTCGATTTACGCGGCGGGGAACTCTCTGCTCCAGTCGCCGTCCAGCTTGTAAGAGACAGTAGCCTCCATCAGGCTGTTTACGCCAGGTCCCTTAATCTTCAGGCTGGGCACACCAGAGTTGTTAAACTTGGTGCCGTCCGGCAGCTTAACCATAATGGGTACGGACACACCGGCGTCCTCCAAAACTGCCAGCACCCGATAATCCGATGTGGCGTCCTTTGCGTTGTACAGAAAAGTCACCTCAAAGGCGTCTGCTTTCTTGCGAATACCGGTAATGCTGTGTTCCACATCATCGTCATAGCAAGTGGCGTCCAGTTGTTCCCGTTCGCCCTTGGTCAGATCGCCGATTTGGGTGGCGTAGTTCAAGCACTTGGCTGTAGGGCCGGTATAGTTGGGATATACCTCAATGCCTTTGGACGCAAGGCCGCGTTCCGGCTTTGTTTCGTTCATATAAAATCCTCCTTAATCAATCAATCGATTGGTTCTTGTGTCTACCCGACGACCGTAACGCAATGATTTGCGCAAATAACCGCTGGGGTCGTGTAAAAGCGCGTCCGAGGACGCAAATTGCCGGGTCAGGCCCAGCGAGGTCAAAGCCTCGTCTACCTTTTCCGTCAATTCCAACAGGTCCGGCAAGGTCATAAACCACAGATCCACCTGATAGGCGATCACATCTACGCACGCCAGTTCCGTGCCTGTATTAGTAATCTCATAAAATGTGATCAGGTTACCTGCCGGTTTGCTCTCCGGAAATGCCATCTTAATGTCATAGGGAATGTCCGACTGTACGGATTTTAAGGTATCCCGGATCACTGCACGGTAGTTTTTCACTTGATCGCCTCCTGTATAGCTGTGCCATAATGCTCTGCAATCACCGGCTGCATTTCCTGCATGCCGTTATACATAAAGAGCGCCGGCAAGCGACCTTTTAGTCTGCGAAAACCGTAACCTGGTATATACGCAGTCCAAGGCTCGTGCTTGCGCACAATACCCAGCTCACTGTCCAGCGGTGTACCCTTTTCGTCACCCACAGGCCCGGTTCCGAATTCCACATAGGCCGCATACTGCATATTGGTACGGCTGCCTGCGGTCACTCGATCACCGTCACGCTCGCAAAAGGCGGCGATGGACTCCCGCAGCAGTCCGGTGTCCTCCGGGCAGTTGCTGCGCTGACGGCCGGCCATATCCTCTGCGTCCTGCAACATCTGCCGCTCCAAGTTGTCCAGCAGATGATCTGCGGTGCGTTGCAGCGTCTTGGCATAGGCACTCAGCTTTTCAATCTCAATGTTTGTTTCCACCGGGTGCTCTCCTCTCTGTGGCATTCGCTGTCAACAAACGATAATGCAGGAACTGCTGCACGGTCTCCACCTCCAGCCAGCCAATACCCTCTACCTGTACCAGGTCGCCGGGCCGCACGCCCACGGGGTCATACAACACGGCTTGATACCCGGCAGACAGCACCCGCCCCCGCTCCTCAATAGGGGCAGAAGCAGATACCGGCTGCCAGCACAAATACAAAACGGCAGGTGTAGCACTGTATGTGCTCTGCTCAAAGTCGTAGATACTGTCTCTTTGTGTTACTGCGGAAAAAATCCTTGATTTTACAGTCCACGACTTAGGCGTTTTTGCTTTCACCGGTGTGCACCTCCCTGTATCTGTTGTACGGCTGGAGCAGGTCGGCAATGGCTGTCTCCTGCTCCGCAGGGGTGGTATAGGTCTCGCTCATAGATACGCTGCCCTCTGTATAGGACGCACTCTTTACACCGTAATCCCGATCCTGTATAAAGCAGTTCAGGTGCACAAAGGCCAGTTTGGCCAGTGTGGTGGCCGTTACCACCGGCGGCAGCTCTTGCGTGCCCAAATAGGTCAGGCAATCGTCCTCTGCCATATCCAAAAACAGCTGTAAATCCAGCTCTTCACCGGCGTGTGCGTACCAGGTCTCGCATATCTTGTCATATCGCCCGGCAGCGGCCCGCAGCAGCCGCAGAGCCTTGTTTTTCATCTCATCAGTCAAACATATCACCCCATAAGAAAAGGCGCCTTATTTGGCGCCCTTTTTTGCATCCTCTTTTTCTTGCAGCTGCCAACCGGCATTCAAATAAGCCGGCAGACAACTCCGATCAATGACCACTTGGGTCTTGCCCTGTACAACGGTTACCTTTTCCATTTGTACCTCCCTGGGCTTAGCCCTGCACCTTGACGATCATATTCTTGTCCAGCGTGGTCACGCCGTACAGAATATCAAAGGACACGGTGTCGATCTTGTGGGTGCTGTCGTAGTCAAAGACCACACGCACACCCAGGCCGTCCGCAGACGCCACATAGGCATTCTTGTTGCCCATCGGCAGATCCATAGGACGGGTCACCAGTGCCACGCCGTTGCGGTGGAACCCTACGGAAGTGGGCGCAGAGATCACAGTGGCATCCTTTCCAGACAGTGTAGCGTGCAAGGGCTGGTCAATAGCCACCTCGGCCACCGCGCCGCTGGCAGCCGTAGCGTCTGCGGCAAAATGGTACACATAGCCGTCCACAATAAAGCAGTCGCCCTTTTTCACCGTGGCAGTAGCAGCAGTCACAGAGGACAGCGCCACCTTGCTCTCACCGGCAGTACCACTGACCTTATAAGTCTTGGCAGTACCAACGGCATTGTCCAGATAACCGTAGGGATACGGTGCGTTCTGGCTCATGTAGGTGTCCATGGTGTACACCTTACCCAGTTCTGCGTCCCGCAGGGCGTTGCCGTCACCGGCATAGGACACCTTGGACAGGTTGTCATCCGTAGCATACAGCACCTTGTGCGAGGGGTTCAGCACCAGGCGGCGATTCTGAACCGGCACACCGGCAAAGTCCAGATAGCTGCCCACCTTGGCAATATCTTTAATGGGCTTGGTTGCGCTCTCTCCGGAAGCGGTCACGGTGCGGCCGGCGCCCTCTACGGCAGTCGCCAATACATCTGCGTCCACCGCGCTGGCGATGGCGGTCATGGCCGGTTCGATCACCTGGGCAGAGAAGTCGCGCAGATCCAGGGACATTTCCTTAGAAGTGATCTGCACAGTCACATCGCGCAGCCGGTCCATCTTCACGGGTACACCGCCCTCGTTCAGATCCTGGGGATCCACAGCGCCGGTAAAGTTCTTGGCTACAAACTTGCTGGGGCGGCGGGCGGTAACCGTGTCGCCAACCTTCACAAATTCGTTCTCATAGTCCCGGTGGACCAGGTTAGCCATCACCAGGTTGTTTTTCAGTACCATCAGTGCCTCATTGGCAATGACATTGGGGGTTAAAATCGTGTTCGGCATTTCTTATTCCTCCTATTAGCCGTTATTTTTTCTCCACGCCTCATAAGCGCGGAAGTCTGTGGGCGGTACATTGTCGCCCGCTGCTTCCCTACCTGCCGGCGGCAAGTCCTTGCCCCGCAGGTTGGCGGTTGTGGCGGCCTGTACTGCCTCTTGAAATGCGGCGTCAAAAGTCTCCAGGTTCTTTTGCGAGGCAGTGGCGTCATTCCCGGTCAGGAATGCGGCAAACTGCGCAGGCAGCTTGCGCTGGAGCAGCTCAGCCGCAACAGCCGTTTCCAGCTGCTTCTTGGCAAAGGCTGCCTTTTCCTGTTCAAATGCCTGGCGATCCTTGGCCAGATTATACCGCTCTCGCTCCTCTTTGTTCATACTGGAGAGCTTTTTGGCTTCGTCCGCCTGCTCTTTGGCGCTTTCTTCCCACTTGGCTCTGGCCGTGGCAAGCGCCTTACTGACCCTGCTGTCAAATTCACTTTGGAATTTTTTGTCTTTCAGCAGGTCGTCAAATGTTGGAGTGTCGTTGCCCCCATCGGAGTTGGCGCCGGTGTCGCCCGCTGCCCCCTCTGTGTTGGTGTCTGCTCCATTTTCGCCGGTATCTTCGGCAAACAGCTGGAGGTTCAGCGGCAGGCGTGCGCACACCCGGCTCTGTTCTCTGCTGTTTTCCATCTCGGCATTGTGTTTTGTCATTGCTGACTCCTTTCCCAAACCGTACGCTGCCGGTTCGTTAAATGATATATTCCCACAGGCATAGCCTGAAAATGGGTATAAAAAGAGCAGGGTCGCAATCTGCAACTCTGCTTTCTGTGGATTATTGATCTTGTGCTTGCTCTGCACGGAGCGCCTTGTACTTTTCCAGTATTTCACCATACCGGCGTTTAACCTCGGCTTCCAGAGCACGCATTTCCGGTGTATTGCACCGTTCATAGCGATACCCTTTTTTCAATTCTTTCTCCCACTCTTTGAGGATTTTCTCTCTACGAACAGAATATTCTCTTCCAAGCGCCAAAAGTTCTTCTTTTTCAGTATCGTAGAGTTTTATCTTTTCCATCTTGTGTACACCCCTTTCCCTAAAATGCGGCAAGACTCTTCTATGAGTATATGCTTTGCATACTCTTCATAATCTGATAAATCAAGCCCTCTATCCTGCATAATTGACAACACATTTTCTTCAGCCTGTGACCTTGCCTCCACCCACTGCTCTTTTGTCACACCGTCCATCTGCTCTAAGCGATAGCGGTATTTGTAGTCGAATGCCTCCATAATCTTCGTGCCATCATCAAGCATATATGGAACATCCATATCATCACTAAACGAGAATTGTGTTTCTGCTGCCGGGTGGTTATGTATATTATAGCTCCCTTTCATCGTAATATCAACATCTGTCATATCGATCATGTCAGGGAGTTTGCTGGTTAGTAAGGACACATCCCCCTTGCTATCCACCACCAGCATGTATTCATATTCGGCATTTCCGTACTCATCAATGAAACGGTCCACATAAGCATTGCGTTCTGCCTCTGAATTAAGATTGATACGCCCCAAATGAACCGGTTTCCCAGGCTTTAATTGGTTGTCATCCTTATCCTTTGGAGAATGGGCACCACGGATAACACCGCCCTTTTTCTCCACATATTTCTCATACCACTTGCTATAGGTCATATCTGCCGGTACGGTCATGGACTTGCCGGTTACCGGATCCCTGGCCCAGCGGGTGCCTGTGCGGTTATTGGTCACCGGCACGGTAATACTGCGGCAGAAAGGGTGCATAGGCGGCAGGTTCTCGCCTGCTTTTGCCTCTTCCACCAAAAAGGTCTTGCCGTCCAGCTGGCGGCAGACGGCGGAGGTGCGCAAATCCAAAGTAGCCATAAACCGATACCGGATAATGCCCGCTGCTTTATAGCCCTCTAAAAAGCCCTGATTGGAGAAGTGATTGACCTCTGTACGGATCAGGCGGCTGGCACAATAGCGTTGCCCGCTGTCGCTGTCTGCACCTATGCAGTCCTCCAGCAGCCGCTCCTCCATATCGTGCAGGGTCATACCCGTCATACAACCCACTTCAATCGTGCGCTGCAAGCGCTTGCAAAAGGCGGCGTTGTTCTTCCACACACGATCGGAATAGTTTTTGCCGCTCCACTTATGGGTAAGTGCGGCCTGTACACGGCGGTCACTGATCAAGCGAAAGTCATATAGACCATTGCGCTTTTGGTCGTTAAATATAGTGCGGTAGTATGCTTGTTTGAGTGTATCTGTCAGTCGCGCTTTCGCCAGCCGTTCCTCCCGCACGCCCATGGCTACGGCTTCCGCACGAATAGCGTTCTGTAAAGCCTGCAAACGGCTGATACGGTCCGCATAGGCCGGTGCGTCCAGCATAGCGATCAACTCCCGCCGTGCCTGTGGCTCCTTGGTCTTCTGCAGCTGTTCCAGCAGCCGCTCCCGCTCCTCTGCGGTTTGGCCTGCGCTCAGTAGCTGCAAGGCATAAGCCTGGCTGATCTGACCGTTTTTAACATACCGGCGGAGAATACGCTCAATTTGCTCGTTGAGCTGCTCTACACCCTGTGCGTACATACGGTTGACCTCCACCATTGTAGCGGTGGTGCGCACTTGCAGCAGGTGCTCCAGGTCAACCGTTCGCCTTTTCCAATACTCTGCTGCTTTCATAGGTTAAGCGTCCTTTTCTTCGTCTTTCTGCCGGCCTGCCGTGTCTTTCTCTTCGTCCTCGGTCTTGTCCTCGTCCTTGTCCTCTGTCTTTGGGGCAAAGCTGTCCATATACTGCTGCTGGTTCTCCTGCTTTTGCTGTTTCATGTTCTCCACGGCTTCCGCCGGGTCCTTAACAAACCATAGCAGGGACAGCAGCGTCTGATCGTCAACCAGTCCGGCATTCTTCAAGGTGCACACCATAGAGACAATCTGCGCCTCATCAATGGGCAGCGCCACAGTAAACACCATATCCACATCATCTACGGACACCGGGTCTATACCGTTATGGGCCAGCCAGTTGTTGTATAAGGTCCAGCGTTTCTTCAGCCCCGCCTCCATGGCGCTCATCTTGCTTTTTACCAGCAGGTGCAGGGCAAGCAGCTTGAGCTTTAACGCCACGCCGCTGGCATTACCGGCAAAGGCCTGGTCTGTCATATCCGGGGTTAGGGTCATCTTGTGAATATCCGATACCAAGGTATCGTCCAGCACCTTTAATGCGTTCTCATCAAAGGTCTTTTGCACATATTCCAACCGGGCGTCCTGTGGAATACCATCTACAAAGTGATCCTGCTTTGCGGCTGCCATCGTCTCCGGCGGCAATACCGCACCATAAGCAGCTAAAATAGAATTGACAAACTTGCGCTTGTCTGTCAGACGATCGGACAGCAGCTCATTGCGGGCGTCTATCAGGTTGGCCACCTGCTCAAAGTCGCCTTGTCTCTCCTCGTTGTTCTCATAACACACCACCGGCACCTCATCAAAGAAGTGTGGCACCGGTGCACCCACCGGGTTGTACACATAATTTTCTTTATCCAGCGAGGTGCTTTCGTACTGCTGATACTGGGTAGCCGTATAGACTGTTACCGCATAGTACCGGCTGCGATCTGTGCGTTCCCGCTGCTCAAACCACAGCGCAAACAGATCCTTGTGCTCTACAGTATCATCTTGCACCAGCACGATCTGATCCGGCGCATACACTGCGGATCGCGGGCGTGGCTGTTCCTCTGTGCTGGCATATAGCAGCTCACAGCTTTCGCCATATATACCCATGGCCTTTCCGTTTCGTTGATCTACGGTAGCAATATTCTGACTATGGTAGGCCGCCATAACGGCGGAAATGTCAATCTTCTTTCCGCACAAATCGCAAAGACCGTCTTTGTCCTCATCCACAGCGTTGTGGCGAACCAGGGTGCCGTTTTGCCGATCCAGCTTGGCCTCAACCGTAGACACCAGGGAAAGCTGCGCCTGACTGTCTTTCTTGTCCCGGTCGTTGCAATCGTACTTTACCGGCTCACTTAGGAAGTAGCCGCGAATAATATCTACGATATACTTGGCATAGTTGGCCTCCGCCCGCACATCATCCTCTTCATCTCCACGGTGAAGCTGTGGAACACCGATATACCGACCATATAGGGCGCGACACCGTCTTTCATATTTATTTGCTTTACCGATCACATAATCGATCACCGCAGAAGGCAACTCGCCCCGGTCCAGGTTCGGCACATCCCGCCGGTTCATGTAAAGTATCATCCTATTTCCTCCTTGTTACGATCCGCCCCAGCGCCGTGCTTACAAAGTAACGCATAGCGTCCATAGCGTGGTCGTCCTGTTTGACCGGTTCGTCCCGGCCCGCCTCCGCCGCTTTGTCGTACCAACGGTAGGCGTAAAATTCTGCAATGGTACGGGTGCAGTCCTTACTGAACAGCAGATCTGCCCGCTGCAATAGCGTACATACGGTACGGATTCCATCCAGCACCGCGTTATCCGCCTTTAATACCTTGAGCCCCCGCCTTTGCAGTTCTGTAATGAAAGAGGCCGCCGAAGGGTCAACCACTACGCAGGTATACGGCGTATCGCCGATAAAGGCCATCATCTCGTCCGCATACTCTGCGTCCGTTCTTTGTTTATGGTTCTCTCGCCCGGAATAGTAATATTCCTTGGTGCATAGCCATTTGCCATGGTATTTGCGCCACATCAGGAACACCGTAGGGTTTAGCGTACCGTAGTCCACACTGATATAGGCAGAACCTTGCAGTTCGTTATCCGGCGGCAGCGGAATACAGTGCCGCCTTTCGTCAAACATATCGTAGATCAGGCCCTCTGCCACTTTCCATTCGCCCAGAATGTACCGGGCATAAAAAACGCCCGCATACATCGTTCTGTACCGGGCTTTGACCTCCTCTGTTAAGGACAAATTGTCGTCCATCGTAAAGTGGAGGTAGAGTATTCGCTTTTCTTGCCGCTTCTCCGGCAGGATCCATTCTTCATAAAACCAGTGGTGTGGGTTATCCGGGTTACAGTTGAACCAGAATTTTGCACCACTGACAGAGCACCGGGCGGTGGCCTGCTGCACAAAGGACTGGGGCATTAAAGCCACCTCATCGAAAAACACACCTGCCAAAGTCATACCCTGGATCAGATCCTGGCTGCTTTCGTCCTTGCCCCCGAAAATGTAAAATGCGTTTTCCGTATTACCCCGTGTTACCACAAGCACATTGTCGCTGCGGCTGTATTTCACCTGATACCCACGACTTTGCAGCATTGCAGGCAGAAAAGAAAGCACGTTCCGGCGAAAGGAGCTGATCGTCTTACCGCACATGGCAAAATTCATGCCGCTGTAGGTACTCATGGCCCACAGAATATAGCTAAGCGCCATACTTACCGTCTTACCGGATCGTATAGCGCCGTCTGCAATTATTCCGTTTTTGTCGCTCACAGGTGATGTTTTGCACCACCAGGTGAGCACCTGGAGCTGCTTGGCGGAGAATGGCTGAAAATGAAAGGTGCTTATTCTTCCCATGCCTGTTCACCCGCTTTCTGCTCCAAGGCCTCCAGAAAGCCATCGTCCGTCTGCTCATCTTCATGCCCTCGGGCCAATTCAAAGTGACGCAGAAGCTCTGCCAGGGCTTTCACCCGATCAGATGTATTCGGCGGCTTTGCCGTCTCTGCAAACCCGATGGAGCACAGTGCGTTCAGCACATCCGTTGCGGTAAAATCCAACTTGTCCAGCTTTCGCTTTTCCAGCTCAGCGATAAATTTTTTTACCTTATCATTTCTTAGCAATCGGCTTGCTTGGCTTTCTGCGCTCCCGGGCGCCTTACAATTCGGGTAAGCAGCCTGGTAAGACCGTTTCCCATTATGGTCGAGCACATATTCATAACAGAACAACCTTTGTTTAGGTGTTAAGGTCTCTTTACCCACACTGCTCACCTCCTTTGTAATAATTACGGATTATATGCTGTTATTTTTTCTGTTTGCTATTTGGAAAAAATTCATCCAGTATCTCAAGCGTTAGTACCGTTTTTTCAAGATGGATATTTTTCTTTATCCAAGTAAACAACAAAGCAACTGATGTAACGATAGCGGCCACGATCACTACGACAAGGACGATATAGCTTATCACTCCTTTACAGTCATTGTGAAGTGCAACGATCCAAGAAGTCATAGTCGCAATCAAAGAAAACTCTGCTGCCATAGACGCATTAAAGAATTTGGATGCGGATTTCACATCCGTCTCAGCCATAATGCGTTTGCGCCGGCGTTCTGCCGGAGAAATGTTGGTCAGTTCTGTCTTGATCTCTTCGTACTTCAGGACTTCACGATTTTTCTTCTGCTGCTTGCCTAAAGGTTTTTCAGAGCGTTTACGCATGTATTTGTTTTCCCCCCTTTCGCTCACCATAATTATAGCACATCTGAAAATGGGCCTCGTAGTAACCGCATTTAAGAAAGGAAAAGCACAAAAGCAAAAGCCAAAGAGCGCACCGTTTGGAGCGCTCTTTCAATCTGTTTGGCAGTTTATACTATAACACAGACGGCAACCTGCATACTATAACATCAACATGCATTGCATAGTGGTTTTTTATTTTTTGCATTCCAGCATATCCAGGGACTGCGGGTGAATGCGAGAGACCAGGTGATTGTATGTAATATCTTCGTCCACAGCGATCTTCTCAAAAGTGTCACCGTTCAAATACCGCCGACGCAACACACGCCGGTGCAACGGGCTGCGTACCTGCTCAATAGCAGCCTCAATTTCTGCCCGCTGCAACAGAGCAAGCCGGACTTGTTGGTCCAGCTTCTCTTTCAGTTCTATAATGCGATCTACCGTCAAGGTAAAATCTGCCCGCTGCCCGCCTCCCGGCGTGGGAGAGATGGAAGCCGTGATCTTTTGCGCCCGGCTGTTTAGTTCTTCGATCTCCTGTTGTGTAATCTCAACCTCCGCCCAGCACTCCCGATAGCGTTGCAGCCATTCCTTCTTTTCGTTGTTCGTCATTTTTCCTCCTGCTTTTTATTCCGCTCATTTCTTAAAGTTCGGACCAAAGCCGATCACGCCGAAAAATGCAACAATGACAACCCCGGCCACAAGAATGATTTGTGCTGCTATACACATCCTGCTCACCTCCCTGTGCTTCCGAAACCGCCGTTTCCGCGTTCGGTGCCTGCCACCTCCAAATTCTTTGCAGTTGACTGCAAAACGGAAATAACGGCGGCGGAGAGTTTGGTGCCGGTGGCCGGATCCTTGGCATTGATCTTGCCGATCAGTTCCTGTACCTTGGCCGCTGTCTGCTGCAGTTCGGTGAAGTACACCCGGCAGGCGGCTACATCCGTGTCTGCGCCCGCTGCCTTGGCTTGCCGAACAGCGGCGTCCAACTTGGTGGTGCTGCTGTCCAACTGCCGTTCCAGGTCTGCCTTTTCCTGCTCCAGCTTTTCTACAGCGGCTTTGGCTTTCTTCTCGGCGTCTGCCTTTGCCGTTGCCAGCTTGGCTTTGTATTCCTTGGCGGCTTCCTTTTCCGCTTCCTTTCGTATCACCTCCGGGTCCGGCGCTGCGTCGGCCCGCTGCTGCAATTCTTCCAGCTGGGCGCTGTACTTGGCTTTTACTTCCTGCTCAATGGAAGAACGGAGTGCGTCCGTGTCCACCGGCTCCGGTGCTTCGCTTAATTCGCTTTGTGCCTGGCCAAGATCGAAGGTCAGCTGTTCCGTCTGCTTCTTGTAGCGTTCAACCTCTGCTTTCAGCTCCCGGACCGTAGCGCTTTCTGCGTCCACATCCTCCAGGAATTCCTCACGCTCATAACTGCTGATTTGAGAGATCAACTCCAGCTTGGTGATCCCCGGGTCGGCGTGGTCGGCCATATACTTCTGGCCCAGCTTTTCATAGGCTGATATGTAGGAATAGGCTTGCCGCTGCTTAATGCCGCAGGCTTGCTCGGCGTACTCCTCGAATGTATCATAGCCCAGCTCCGTGTATAGGCCCTCATCCCGCATTGTCTTAAGATCGTGGCACACATCTACCAGTGCTCTGGCCATTACCTGACCGTTGGCCAGGATCCTCGCGTGGGTGTCGTAGGCTTTCTGGGTTGCGGGCGTTACTTCTTGCATTGTGGTGATTTGGTTATCCATAAGTCCTCCTTAACTGACTGCTTTCGTTTTTCTGTTCGACTTTAGGTAGGCAAGCCAGGCTTGCATAAACTCCTGCACATCCGGGGGTGCAGGTCGGTTGTGATCCGCTCTGCATTGAATAACGGCTCCGTTCTTAAATTCTACGGTCACATAGGACTGATCCGGGTCCGACTGCTTGCGGACGAAAAGTATATCCGTCTTTCTGTCCAGGTATTTTTCCGTGTAACAGGAGTACACGCAGTTGTGCTGGGCACAGCCCTCTTTTAGCAGATCCTCCGGTCCCTCGGCCGGCCGAATGAACAGCCCGCTGCAGGCGTATGTATATTTGCGTTTCAGCTTTGGCAGATCCTTAGCTAACTTCTTTGCCCGCTCGGCTTGCTTTTTTGCTTTCTTTTCATTAGCTTGTCGTGTCAATTCTTCGGAATACTGGCGGTGCAGGTCTCGCAAGTCCTGTGGAACGGCTACCTCTTTGTGGCTAACATTCAGACCCAACCGCCTGCACTGATCCAGATAGTCGCTGTAATCTGATAGCACATTCGTTGGCGTTCCATATCCTCCCGCTGCCTGCCGATTTACCCAGTTTATTGCCTTTTGCGGAGATAGGTGCTGCCGCAAAACATCAAGCGCCTTGTAGCATTTCTGCTGGCTCCAGCTGTATTGGAAAGCAAGAAAAAATAGAATATTTTTATCTGTCATTTTGCAGCCGTATTTTTTCAGTGCCGCTGTTGCTTTGAGTGTGTTAACGCTTATGACGCCTTTTGCTTGTAACATACGGTACTCCTGCTTGGTCAGTCGCATTGCCTTGTAAGGCACCACTTGCTTGTAGTCCATACCGGTTGTGCAGTTCCACTCCACTTGTTCGGCTACCAAGTCGCTGTTGCCCTCTTTGATCAGGCGCTCTGTAAGCACCGGGTGTCGGCTGTATTGATACAGTAACCCAAGCAGGTTGACCGGGTAGTTGGCTATAGCGCTACGGTGCAGTTGCTGCGCACATTCGTGGTATGTCTCCCATGGCAGATAGCGTAGGTTACTTTTCTCCAACGCCTCTTCAAAGCCAAGCAGCTTTGCTCCCTCTCCCACTGTACATTTCCAGCTGTTGTGATCCAGCTTAACCGGCTCCACCGTGCATGGCAGTCGGCGTGTTGGCTTTTGCTTTACGCTTATGTACAGCCCTCCACCGTATGTTTGTTCGGCTACAAAGTGCTGGCCGAGATTGAAGTATGCAGCGTACAGCAGTGTGCCCCTTTCCGGCGCGGCTTTATAGTTGCGCGTATAATCCTCATACACTCGAACGAAAGAAAGCAATATACCGCCGTTCCGTGTTCGCTGTGTTACCGCCACCACTGCCGTGTTACACAACTGACTACGGCCACGCCCGGCGTCTTTGACTTGAACTTCGTGCCCGCAGGCCGGGCAGCATACGGTGTCGTTATGCCGTGCAGAGCGGCAGGCGGCGTGCTTGTCCGTCCATAGCCGCATATTCTCAATGTCGATCTGCACATCCTTGCCGCAAGCGGTACAGTAGCCATATCTGTGACCGCATTCTTTGTGTTTGAAAAAATACTGCTCGTTGACGAACACCTGCTTATGTGCGAATGCCAATATCTTTTTCTCCGGCAGTTTCGGGCGGCTGTCCCAGATCTTCCGAGCCTGTTCCTGCGTAAGCGTGTTCAGTTTTTCCCCATATCGACACCTCACAGCAGATCCAGCAGGTCGATGATCTCCGCCTTGGTCTCTTCGGCGGTAAAGCCGTAATAGCCCGCTGCCCATTCGTACACGGCGTCGTCTGGCACGGCTGCGCAGTTGCCCGCTGCTTGTTTCCGTGCGTTGTTTGTGATGTAAGCCCAGCAGCCTTTCAGGCTCTTTCCCTCAGCCAATACCTTGTCCGCGTTTTCATCATTGACCAGGCAGTGGTCGATGATGTGTGAGCAAAGCAGGCGCACGGTGGCGCTGCCCATCTTCTCCGCCTCCTGGTCGATCTTATCAATGGCTTTTTGGATTTTCTCGGTCATTTCAGCGTTACCTCCTTGATCTGCGCCAGCGCGCAACGCTGGCAGTGCTCGTCCAGTTCCGGCTTGTCAAGGCCGCACCGGTTATTGATTGAGCCGTAGATACACACATCTCGGCATATCGTTGCCAAGATTGCAATAGTAGTTTTTTTGTTCTCATTTTTCATTGTTGCGCTCCTCAAAGGCCATACCGGCCACCGTACCCAGGTTAATCAGATCCCGGCATACAGCTTCTGCTTTGGATAGATCCATTGTGCTGATCACGCCCTGCACGATCAGTCCGGACTTAACGATCACCAGGTTCCCGCGCTTGTACAGGTAATATCCCTCTTCTTCCTTTTCGATAGGTTGCAACGCTCTTCTGTTGATGAATGTCATGCCCGCACCTACAATCAGCGGTTGCCATACAGCGCCTGCGGCTACAATGCAGGTGTCCAGCGGGGCGGCATATTCTTCATCGGCGCATTGGTCTGCCAGCGGCAGATCCGCTTTTTGCATTCTTGTCATGATTACGCTGTCGTCCTCTGCCAAGTCAGCGACCATACGCAGCGTCTCCGGCGTGTATTCCGGATGGCCGTACAGGATGTACCCGCAGCTGCCATTACTGAGCATTTGCTCGCCGTCTGGCAGGTCATATAGAAAATAGGCCTTGCTTCTTTTGCAAATGGATAACATTTTCTTAAAGTTCATCTGTCTGTCTCCTTTACGCTTATGCCGTGAATGTACAGCATGAGTTTTCGTTTGATGATATATTCCTTTGTTTTGGCGCCCTTTGTGTCCTCCACCACCTGCTTCCAGGTGCCGTCCGGCTGGCAGACCTCATATACAAAGTCCGCTTTATAAATCACCGGGCGCTCTTTTCGGTGTTCGCCGACCCCTGCCGGGATCAACTCATAAGGGACCTGCTCCCGCAGGTTGCGCACCAGGCCGTGCCGTGCCAGCAGTTGCAATTCCTTGGCTCGCTTGCACTCGCTCCGGCTGTCGTAGGTGCGGCCGTCCATTTGGGCTTTTACTGCGTGGTATTTGTTGTTCCCCTTTGTCCGCTGCCGGAGATACTCCTGGTACTGGGCAGCAGTCCAGTGTTCTTGGGTACCCATCAGCCCGCTGCCTGCTCCGCAGGAGCGTAAGCCATACGGATGAACTGGTGCTCCACTGCACCAATGCGCTGCTGCTCCTGCTCAAGGCATTTCTGCATATATTTGCTGGCAAGCACTGTCTCCTCAAACTCCCGGCGCAGATCGTCCGTCATGCCATACTGGCCCAGTCCATTTGCGCTCTTAAATGCGTCCCACTTTGGCCGGATCAGCGGGTGGTTGATGTTCAGCTTGAAGCCGTATGCGTTGTGCGGTGCCAAAATCAGCTGTGTTTGGCGTTCCCGCTCTAAGTTGCGCACCTTGTCACGCATTTGTTCCCATTGCTGTATGTATGTCACTTTGTCCTCCTAACACAGGTACCTATGGTTCTTTGCCCGAATAGGGCAGAGCACATAGGATTGATATTTGAAGCCTGTTACTTCGTCCTCCCAGTTGTTCAGCGTGTCCTTGACCACATAGTAGCCCTTGGGTGCTCTCGGTTCGTCTGCCCAATGGTCGCTGTAGATGACCTGGTATTCCGGTTCCGGTACCACCAGGTTACGACTCCGGCTAAAACACACCCTGGACTTGGCCGTGGTGTACTTGCCCTCGTGTCCTTGCTTGATGTGGGTCTCCTCGCGTAGGTACCCGCCGTAGGTGTGGTGGTCTCGATCATCTATTGGCACGAATTCCACCCGACCGTATGGCCACCTGGGCAGCTTGGTCAAGTCAATACCTGACAACGCCATGTGGATATGTGGGTTCCTGTCCGGGGTCTCAATGGCTCTCATCCACTTGAAGTCTACGCCGGCCTTTTTGTAGGCATATCGCAGTTTGACCATATAGGCGGCCCACAGTTTTTTAATCTCTTGCAGGTCCTTGGGCCTGTCCGCCTTGCGGAATGTAAAAGTAGCGGTCAGGTCACCGGGTCCGAAGTTTGCATTAAAGATCATCTCCTGCTGTAGGCACGCCTGGCGATTGTTTACCGCCGCCTGGGCCTCGCTGGTCTTTCCGTAGTTGCTACCCCTGGTGCATTTGTTCTTGCTGCCGTAGCGGGAGGAGTAATGCCGCTGAATGTAGATACATTTACCTGCGTGGGTGGTCTTTTGCACCCATGGCATTTTGTTTTGCTCCTTTCTGACGGATCGGCACACTATGGAAATGCTGGAAAACGCTGATCGGTTCCCGGATGGAAAAGCAAGTTTCCCACCGGTTCACCGGCGTGTTCCACATTCCCACAGTGCACAGTTCCTCATTATGCGGCGCGGGTGCACACCCTGTTGCCGCCGGTCTCCTGCCTGCGCCTGAACCCGCTGAAGAATGCCGAGCGATATATATTTTTGCCGTTTGCGTTTTGCGCCTAAAAATAATACTTTGAACAAGGAGCAAAAAAGGAGCACAGACCCCTTTTTTCGCCCTTGCCGCACGGCTTGTCCTTGACTTCTCTGCGGTCCCTATATATAATGTAATAAGCGCAGGCGTTTTACTTTCTTTTCGCCTGTTCAAGTCGACTGGTCGATCAGTCGGCTTTTTCTTTTTGCCCGCTGCTTTGTTCGTCGTCATACTCCAGCGGCAGCATAATGGCGGTCACTTTCGGCAATTCCATCAAAGCCTTGGTTTTCCGTTCTGCGATGACTTCCAGCGCCTCGTAGTTGCCGTCACCCCGCACATACACGGTGTCGCCGGCTCTAACGGTATTTCACGGCGCCCGCAGGACAATGTGGTCCTCATCCAGCTTAGCAATTACCAAATCAATGTAATCTTCCATTTTCATCATCCTTTCCCAGTTTGACTGCGTGCAGATACGCCAGTTCAAAGTCTGTCAGCGGCGCTACCAGCACCACCTTGCGGTTTTCGTCCTCGATCACCAGCCGTTTATCCTGCTGCGGCTCGTCCTCGTCCTTGGGTAGTACGAACACCGCCAGAGCGATCAATGCGCAGCCGGTGCCGCTGATTACAACGGACATCCACCAGTACGGATTATCCGCCACCAGGCAGCAGCCCAACATCACCAGCAGAAAGCCGGTAATCACCAGGACCACGCCTGCCTTTTCTCGCTTCGTCATTGGTTTGTCCTTTCTTTGCAGTTGACTGCAATTTAGTATTTTCCGGCGTTGTATGCGTGGAACGCCGGGGCGAACACAGCCAACTTTGTGCCGTTCTCACCCAACTGAATGAGAGGGAAGCCCGGGCGGTGCATATACTGCCGCGCCGTTGGTATGCTACAGTTCAGGTATGCCGCCACATCTTCCGGACCAAGATACAGTTTTGTACCCTTGACCTTGACCTCTTCCTCTACAGCTTCGGCGGTGCGGATCAGGTCAATATAGCTTTGCAGGCGCTCCATACGCTGCTGCACGGCGGCGTCGAAGTCGTCCATTGCCAAGGGGCTGTCCTTGTTGATTGGTACTTTCATTGCTATTCTCCTTTCTTGATTAGGCCAGCCCTTTGGGCAAGCGGCAGAGCCGCAAGCTGCCCGCTGCACGGCAAAAGTGCCGTTGGCGATAAATGTGATGTTGGGTGGGGCGGGCACCGGAAGCAGGAATATAATGGGTAAATTTGACAAAAAAGAAAAGAAGAAAGAGAAGAAATGAAAAAAGGTCCCGCTGCCTGCGTATCTCTGCCGCCGCCCAAAAGGCTGGCATTGGTTGTGAATTGTTGCTATAATGATGTTATTATGACGAAAGGACGAAATCAGATGAAATTAAACAAAGACTGTGTAAGAGAGGTACTGATCTACCTTGAAGAACATCTCGGTTACAACGACCACTTAGACGCCTCTACAATTCAAATAGACCCATACACTTCTGAAGAAATCTTGTATACAATCAGCTTGCTGTCAGAGGCCGGATACATAAAGGCCGTCTCGGTTGCAGATCTATGCACCACACCAACATATTTTGTGGAATCCATCCTCATGCCAGGTCACGATCTGCTGGATAACATCCGAGATGACAATGTATGGAGAAAAACAAAGAAAATTGCTTCCAAATTTGCCTCTGCTTCTCTGAATGTTCTCTCATCCGTCGCAACCAGTGTCTTATCATCAATGTTGCTTAATCCACCTACCGTTTGAATTGGTGTTCCAGCACCTGGCGCAGGCACTTCTCCATATCCGCTTCGGTGAATTGGATGTTCTTGTGTGCCAGAAAATACAGAACCGCACGCAGCTTCCAATGCTCCATCAGAGCACTGAGCGCTGCTAAGGCGGCAAGAACCAATACAACAATCACTTTTATTCACCTCGCTTTAACTGCCTGCTGCTTATCTAAAGGCTGGCCGTGTATTTAGTTGTTGCGCTCGGCGATGATCTCGTTGATTGCGCCGAGGATGCGCTCTTCTCCGCTTTTTGATTTTCGCTTTCCGCCGAGCACATTACAAAGATATTGCGGAGACCAGTTGAGTTTCCTGGCAAGGTCACGCTGCGTGATCTTGTTCATGTGCATTTTTCCTATTGCTGTTTCAATCCAACTGTCCAAAAAATATACCTCCTCCCAGATTTTTTTAAAAAGTGGTTGAATTTATTAAACCTGTGTGCTATACTCATCTTGTCCAAAGAATTAAACACAAAGTTGCTAACGCTGTTGAAATAGTTTAACGAATTCAACCACACTTGCATTATAAGCCAATTCGTTCAACTTTGCAACACAAAAAGTCTAATTTGTTAAACTTTGTGTAATTTGCACAAAACAAGGAGGCATTTTTTGTGTTTTATGACCGCTTTCAACATATATGCAATGAGGCCGGTATCTCGCCTTCACGAGCCGCTATAGAATGTGGCTTTAATAAAGGCAGTGTCTCCTTTTGGAAGAAAAAATATGAGAATGGAGAAGATGTAGAACCCAAACTGGAGATACTTAAGAGCATTAGTGAGTATTTCGGTGTGTCTATTGACTACTTAACTGGAAAAACGGACATAAAAAATCCCCCGGACCAACAAAGTCCGGAGGAGATAGCCAAAGTGGCACTATTTGGTGGTGATGGTGAAGTCACCGATGAGATGTGGAACGAAGTTAAAGGATTTGTTGAGTTTATAAAGGATAAGAGAAAGAGAGAGAATGACAACAACTGAGTCCCTGCTCGATCTCATCGAGCAAAACAACATAGAGGTGTATCTGGGCAGTATGCCCGCTGCCAAGTCTGCGTCTGCCAATATCGGCGATGATTATTACATAGCACTTGACGAGCAGAGCCTGGAGAGCACCGCAGAGGCCCGCTGCCGCCTGGCACATGAAGCCGGGCACTGCATAACCGGGTCGTTTTACAACCTATACGCACCGCTGGACCGGCGCAGTAAGCACGAACGCCGGGCAGACAAATGGGCGGTGAAAAAGTTGATCCCCAAGGACGAGTTGGAGACGCAGCTGCGCCAGGGGCTGGAGCCTTACGAGTTGGCCGAGTATTTCAATGTGACCGAGAACTATATACACAAGGCCATTGAATTCTACTTTGAATGTGGAATGTCATAATTCACGGCACGCCGTGATTATAGATGTAATAACTTAATAAGAGGAAAAAAGAAATGAAAAAAGAATATAAAATCCTTTTGTATGCATATCCGTTTATTATTGCGATTTCTATCTTGGCTACAGTAGGAGTACCGCTGTTTGCTTTGGCTGATGTAGTGTTTCTCGTGCTGTACTATTATATTTTGCAGAAATCATTTTCAAGCCTAAAAATAATTAAAAATGCCGACGAATACGCGGCGTTTACGAATGCCAATGCAGATCAACGCGTGCAGGACGCCAAAGCGGCTACGGAAAAAATGCGAAAAGAAACAGAGGACAGTTGTACTCAAAAAATTCAAGCTGTTGAGCGTGAACTGACGCAAAAACGGAAATGCATTTCTCAGTTGAATATCGAAATCCACAATCTTAAAGCTGAAATTGAAGTGGCACAGCAAGAAGCGATTGCCGTTTCTTCTTCCGTCCCGGTAGACTATGATATATCGTCTGCAGAATATAAAGACAAATTTGCTCTTGCACAACTTAATGAAAAGGAATGCATTTCCTCAAATAATGCCGTCTCTGTACATTCTGACGCGCCAAAGTCTGTTATAAATGCAAATGTGAAACAGATCCTGCGTTGCTTTAATTCGGAAGCGGCGGCTATTATTAAGAATGTTACTACTCGGAACATTGACGGTGCGCGCTCTAAAATCATCAAGTCCTTTGAGATGCTTAACAGAATTTTTGCACCGGACGGAGTGGAACTCAACCGCCCGCTGCTGGAGATTAAACTGGAACAGCTCAACTGTATGTACGGCAATCAGGTGATGGCAGAGCGCGAAAAGGAAGAACAACGCGCGATCCGAGAGCAAATGCTCGAAGAAGAAAAAGTGCGCCGCGAAATTGAACGCGAAAAAGCAAAGCTCGATAAGGAAGAACGGCAGTTCAAAAATGAAATTCAGAAACTCATGACTTATCTACATAAAGCGGATGATATTGAAAAGCAGCTTTATGTTGACAAGATAAAAGAGCTGGAGTCAAAACTCGGCCTGTTAGAGCAGGACAGAAAAAATGTACTCGATCGGGAGCAGAATACGCGCGCCGGCTTCGTCTATGTAATATCCAATATCGGCTCTTTTGGAGAGAATGTATATAAAATTGGAATGACACGACGGTTAGAGCCTATGGACCGTATAAAAGAACTCAGCAGCGCTTCCGTACCATTTGAATTTGATGTTCACGCTATGATTTTCTCTGAGGACGCGCCGGCGTTGGAGACGGCTTTGCACCGGCAGTTTGATGATCGGCGTATAAATCTTGTAAACAGCCGAAAAGAATTCTTCCGCGTTTCGCTTTCTGAAGTTGAAAAGGTAGTGAAAGAAAACCATAATGCTACGGTCACTTTTACCGCCGTTGCCAAAGCGGAGGAATACCGTCAGACAGTAAGGCTTCTTGAAAGCGAGCAGGTATAAAATCGTTTTTTGACGCCGACATAATAACAAATAAAAAAAGCCCTACCCTGCGCCAACAGGATAGAGCCGATAAGTAGGATTGTGTAATACAATACCCACCCAACACTGGTTATTGTATCACAGCCCTGCAAAAAAATCAAGCAGGGCATTTTTGCGCCCTTTTTTAGGTGCTGCCCGCTGCTATATGCAAAGGAGAAGTGTGTACAATGCCAAGAAAAAGAGGGAATGGTGACGGAACCATCTATAAGATGGAAAGCAAAGGCCTATGGGCTGCCCAGCTGACTATAGGCGTGGACGCCAACGGCAAACCGAAAAGAAAGACGATATACAGTAAGCGGCAGGCAGATGTGCGGGCAAAGCTGGACGCTCTGAAGAATGAGCTTGCCACCGGATCCATTATTACCCCCGACAAAATGACGGTCGGAGATATGGCCCGCTGCCTAACGGAAGAAGATCGCGCGCTAAATATCATTGGCGAGAATTCCTACTTACGAAAGAACGCTATATGCGTGCGTATCAGCCGCAGCGCGCTTGGTTCTATCCCGCTGCAAAAAGTAAAACCAGCTGATATACAGTCCTATTTAATGTCTATAACAGAATACTCCAATTCAGTTATAGCGAAAGATTATGGAATGCTGGCCCGCTGCTTTCGTACTGCTATTTACAGAAACATATTAAATAAGGATCCCATGGTGGGGCTTCGCAAGCCTAAAAGCGTTAATGACACCCGTCGGGTCCGTGCTCTTACCGTTGATGAAGAAAAGAAGCTGATTGCCGTACTTAACGATCAAGAACGCAGTTGCCCCTACCGCGCTCAATTTCTGCTTATGTTGTATACCGGTATGCGTATGGGTGAAATCAACGCGCTGGATATACACGATGTCAATCTTGCCTTTCGCACTGTAAATATACGCCGCACCGTCACGCGGGACAGTTCGGAACACAGTGTCCTCGGCAAGACCACAAAAACCTATGCTGGACAACGCCTACTTTCTTTGCCGGATATGCCTTTTCAGTTACTGTCAGACCATCTAAAGAATTGGCGGCCAAATAAAATGGATCTCCTTTTCTTTGACTATAGAGCAAATAAGATCATCACTACTAATCAGGCAAATATGACCTTGAAACGCTTGATCTCGAAATATGCACTACTTGATCAAACAGTTCCGGGAACAGTTACCCTGCACAGCTTAAGGCACACTTATGCCACGCGCTGTATAGAAAGCGGTATGCACGCCAAGAGTCTGCAAAAAAGACTTGGACACACCGACATAAAGACCACCCTGGACACCTACTGTGATGTTTTTGAGAAGTTCGACAAAGAGGCAAGCGACCGGGCAGACGCTTATATGCAGGATCTGCTTTTTGCGTAAATTACGGCGTTGCAGTACTATTGCAGTACCATAGCGCAAATCTTACAATATAGCGCGGATTTTTGCCTTATTTGTCCTACCTCCGCAACCACCAAAACAGACACCAAACGGTGTCTGTTTTTTTATTATTTATTTGGACTCGAAATTTGGACTCGAACCTACATCGGGGACCCCGGAAAGGCGAAAGCCTTTTTGGGGAGAGGAGGAGCAGTGGAATAAGCGACAAATCACTTTTGCCTTACGCATAAACAAAAGTGGTTTGGAGCGATATGGAACTTGTGACGACGAGGAGGCTCCAAATGCGCAAGCATTTGGGAGAAACAGTCCGGGGGACTGTTTCGTAGCGCGTGCGCAATCTCGGTCCTACCTCCGCAACCACCAAGACGGCGTTTATATACGCCGTCTTTTTTCATTTACAGGACTCAAACCCACATTCATACTGCACATAAACAGGCACCGGAAATTCCGGTGCCTGTTTTTTATTTGTCAACGCTAAAAGCGCATTGACTTGACAATAGAAAATATGGTATGATTCGGGTAGAAATTACGCCATTTTTTGGCGCAAAGGGGTGCAAAAATGAACAAGATCAAACGGGGTTTGGCGCTGCTGCTGACCATGATTCTACTATGCACGGCACTACCCATCAGTGCCCAGGCCAAGACCACCGGCAACAAAACGGTCAACAAGGCCAACATTGTGCTGTTCGGCTACTTTGCAGACGACACGCAGACGGCGGCAGACGCCTATTTTGACCAATACGCCGGGGAACTGGTGGGCTATATCGACGGCAGCTTTGGCCGCTCGCTGAAGAACTATCTGAACAGCATTTCCTACGGTCAGTTGCAAATGAAAAACACCATTCCCCAGTACGACGGCACCACGGTGCACGCCCTGCAAGTACCGGTGAAGGAAAGCGACGCCCTGGTTCAAAATTTGGACACCCAAATCATAGAGAGCCTGATCCGTCAAATGCCCTCTATTGCAGACAAAGCCGTGGATCTGGACGGGGACGGCTATGTAGACAATGTGATGGTGATTCTAAAGGCCAGCCAGTCCAGCAAGGCCTCCTCCTCTGCCTCACTGGTAGCCCACAAAAGCGACTACTCCGGCTCTGCCAAGATCAATAACAAGCCGGTGGTCGGCTACAATGTGTTTGGCACCGACCGACTGCGCTCCGAGGGCAGCAGTCTGCTGGCTCACGAGTACCTGCACACCTTTGGCTACCCGGACCTGTACCGCAATTCCGGCAACGACCGGCCGGTGTACAGCTGGTCCGTAATGGGTGGAGTAATCCCCGGCTCGCCCCAATACCCCTTGGCATACGAGCGGATGTATTTTACCCACTGGATCGACATAGATACGGTAACCCAAAACAGCACCCTAACCCTGGATGACCAGGCCAACGCTGACGGAAACCAGGCCTTTATCCTGAAATCGCCCTCAAACGACCACGAAATCTTTGTGGTAGAATACCGCAAAAAGCCCCCCATTAACTACACGGAGAAGGACTCCCTGGACTGCCGCATCGGCGGCACCGGGGTGATCGTTTACCGGGTGAACCTGAATGTGGACGGGCTGACCAACCTGCGGGGCCACACAGGCATTTATGTGTTCCGGCCCCAGTCCGGCCAACCGGGCTACACCGGCAACGAGATACTGGATGTGAGCCACGCCTACCTGCCCTACAAGGACGACAGCACCGGCAAAACCCGCAGCACCATCGGCTCTGCGGATATGAGCGCCACCCTGGCAGACGGGGCTCTGACCTTCAGCGACGGCAGCAACTCCGGCATTGTGCTGAAGAACATTGCCGTATCCGCAGACAAACAGCAGGCCACCCTGGAAGTGGAAATTCCGCAAAAAAGCGACTATGACCTGTGGCAGGATCTAAACTATGCCGCCACCGGAAACATGACCTACGGCGTAACCATGACAGAGGTAGACGGCGCCCTGTACACCGTAGCGGCAGAGAACAAAAAGATCCGCTCCCGCAAGTATGAAAACGGTGCCTGGACGGACTTTGCGCCGGAGATCAGCGAGAGCTTTGCCAGCGAATTCCAACTGGCACGGCAGGGCAGCAACCTGTATATGGCCTTTAACGACACCAACGGTGCCGCCCGACTGATGCGCTACGACCTAACCGCCGGGGGCAGCTGGCAAGCGGTACGCACGGTGGATAACGCCGGCACCGGGGTCAGCCTGCGGGTGATCGGCGGCAAGCTGTATATGGCCTGCATCACCAACCGGCAGGTGGGCTATATGTACTACAACGACTTGCTGCTGATGCAGGTGGACGGCACCACCGCCACTGACCTTAGCACCTATGCAACCGGCACTTTTATCGGCCAGCCCAAGCTGGTGGACTACGGCGGTCCCTGCCTGCTGTATCGCTCCGGTAACAGCGTGATCACCGCACTCAAATGGAGCGGCACTGCTTTTGAAAAATTCTCTGACGATACGGTAAAGGGCAACTTTTACGATGTGATCAGCAGCGGCGGCAAGCTGTACTTGTCTTTGGGCGGCTCCACCCTGCAAACCGCCATCTATGACGGTAGCAACTGGACACTCGGTCCGGACAGCGGCATCACCTGCGGCGAAACCGCATGGACCACCCTGGGCGGCGCCCTGTACCTGGTGGCCAGCCCCAATACGGAGAACGGCAACCTGCTGCTGTACCGCTACGACAACGGCACCTTTACCCAGGAGGGCGAACGCATTGACAGCCCGGTGTCTACCCTCACCGCCTGCCCGGTGAGCAATACCGTGTACCTAAGCTATGTGCGGGGCGCGGACCAAAAGATCACCTTTAAGAGCAAAACAGTGCGTCCGCCCAAAGCAGAGGTGGACCGCAGTGCGCTGGAAGCGGCGTTGTCCCTGGCTGCCGCCTGCAAAGAGGCGCAGTATTCGGCCGAGAGCCTGGCCGCCTTGCAAAAGGAAGTAGACACCTACACCCCCTACCTGACCGGCGATGTGACCCAGACGCAGATCGACGCAGGCACCACGGCGGTGCTTACTGCCATTTATAACCTGGCGCCGTACTTTGACCTGACCGTCACCGCTCTGAACGGCACCTGCGCCGCCACAGTAGGCGATCAAACCGGCGGCTGTGGCGGCTACAAGCCCTTAAAGGGTGCCGACGTGACCCTGGTGGCACTGCCCTATGACGGCTACACCTTTGTGGGTTGGTACGACAAGATCAACCGCCGCTATATGAGCCGCAACACCACCTACCACTTTACCGCCACCACCAATGCGCAGCTGCAAGCGGTGTGCGTAAAGACCGGCAGCTCCACCCTGACCTTTGCCACCGAAAGCGGCTGGATCAGCGCCACCGTTACACGCACCACGGCGGAATGGGCGGCAACGGACAGTCTGGCAGATCTGCTGCCGGAGGTGCCCTATCGCTACGGCTACACCGCCACCGGCTGGGATTGTGATAAGCGTACCGTGCTGGAAAAGCTGCGCAGCGGCCAAAATGTGACCCTGCTGCCCACCTACACGGCGGACAGTGCCTCCCTGCCCACCCCCTCCCCGGCTAAGGACGGGGTACCGGTGCTGGATCTGTACTACAAACTGGACGAAAAGAACAATGTTGGCTCCTTTGTGATGGCTGCCGGGTGGCCGGATTACCTGGATATTCAGTCCGTGGGCGTAGCGTTCTACTACAAAGACGCCGCCGACTTTGACCCCACCGACTTTACCCTGCTGCTAAACAACAAAATGCTGGCCAGCAACTTCAATACTGACAGCCTGGAGGAGACCTATGTGGTGAATATAAAGAAACTCTCCAACCGCTACAACTGGGCGGCCAGAGGGTATGTAAATTACTACGACCAAAACGGCAAGCTGCAAACCGTCTACTCCAACCAGATCAATTTGATCGCCCGAGAGCAGGTATAA